GCCCTCGTCTCGTGTGTCCAGCACCGCTGAAAGGTCGCGGACCTGCGAAGTCTGCCACATTCGTATAGACGCTGCCAATAGGGCTGCTTGCGTCGATTGTTTGGCTAGATGCCGGTTGATGCGCCCGACAATGTCAAACGCGCTATCGGCAAGCTGGGTCGTGTTGGTGTAGACCTGCAGGCTCAGAGTGTGGTGCCGCTGGTGTACCAGGTTGAAGCTGGTTGGACTTCCAGCCACGGGGCGGAACTCGTCAAACGTCGCAGACAGGGCGCTGGGTGCAAGGTCGGTCGTGGTCAGCTGCAGCACGCAATACGGCTTCGCCGGAATCGGCAAGTCGCCAAGCGAGTAGCGCCAATACGTCGTCAGGCCGGTGATGCCTGCACTGTCAATAGCAGCCTTGATAGCTGTCTGTAGGCTGGTCCAGTTCAGCGCCATGGCTACGGCTCCGCGCTGGCGTCTGCCAGTATGCAACGGGTATAGCCGCCCTGCCCGTTCCAGTCGCGGTCTTGGTAGACCTGATACGTCCGTCCTTGCCAAGTGATGGTGTCGCCGGCCACAGGCGTGCCGCTGGCGGTAGGCATTGCACCCCTGACATCGGCTGTCGTGTGCATGACGTAGCGAGCCCGCAGCCTAACGCCCTCTGGCAGGAGCTGGCGGGTGCGGTCGTCAAGAGGCTGCATTTGTCCGGTGATGGTTGCCGTCGTGGCTGTACCGCGACTCCATACGCCTGTGGATGCAAGCGTGGCTGCACCGTACCGCGTGCGGGTCACAGTCTGCGCCGATTGGTCAATGACGACCTGTGCAACGGAGATAGGCAACGGCATCAGCTATTTGCCTCCGAGACACGAAAGACAAGCGACTGCCAAAGTTGGCCAGTGTCTACAAGCGGCGTGTATGCACCAATGTTGGACGCTATGCCCGTGCTGTTGCTGCCCTTGGCGTCACGGGCTGCTTTCGTTTGCTCAGACAACTCGGGGTCAATACCGGCTGCGATGGTTTCACGCACTGCGCCGAGAATGAGCACGCCGCCGCGGGTGGCTATCTTCTTGGGCGTCATGGCGCCACCGTCGATCATGTCCTCAATCTGCTTGGACAGGTCGACAGGCACCGTTTCGGCAGCTGTGTCCAGCCCTGCCCGCAGAAACGACCGCTCAGGGATGTTGGCGTCGCCGAACTCGTGAACCGCGGCTATCTCCGCGTTGGTCTGGCTAGACCCGTCGCGGGTGCCTGCGTCGCCGTGTACGCCGATGGTGACTTGCTGGCGCTCCAAGGCAATCAGCTGCCGCAAGATGCGTTGGCTGTTGTTTTGCTTGACCTCTACACGCATACGGCACCCCGGTAGCGCCTCATGAGCGCAATCAGGGCTTGACCGTAGGCAGTCGTCTTGAGGCTGGCAACGTCGGTTGACACGCCGGTCATGCTGTCGTTGGCCGCGTGACTCACGCCAACGTCGCCAACATGCCGGCTTGTCTCTGGTCCGGTGGCTGCTGCGCTGCTGCCGTCTCCGCCTGTGGTGGTCAGACGATGGCAGACCCAGAACGTAACGGCCTGGTCATGCGCTGTGCCAAAGGTAGCCGCGGCCAGTGCAGTTTCAGCGTAGGCAATCCACGTCGTGATGATGCCGTCCGCAACGGACGCAAACACGGGCGCAAATGCCTTGATGCTGGCTGCACTGACCGCCACGCCAACCTCTTACATGCCGTAGCGGATCAACATCGCCACGGGCATACGGACGTTGATGCCGCCCGTCTCAGCGTGGTACGGGATCGAGGTCACGAAGGGCTTGATGAACGGGGTCTCAAAGACACCTTCCAGCGCCACAACGCGACCCGCCACCATGCTGTCATAGCGATAGGCAAGCATCCAAGCCGAGGTGCCACCACCACCGCCACCCGTGACAAGCTCAGGAGCTGACACGATTTGGAAGTCGGCCGAGTATGCCGCACGGAACAACGTCAGCAACCGCTCCAGAATCGTCTGGCTCAGGTACTGGGCGCTGTAGGTGGTGGCAATCTTGGCGTACTGCGTGGTGCCCATGACCAGCCGGTTCGGAACCAAACCGCCAAGACCTTTGATCTGGGTGAACAGGTCGCCCAGCATGTCAACGCAGTCAAGCTCGATTTCCGCGGGGGTCTTGTTGTCCCACAACGGCGAACCGGAGCCACCGTTGGCCACAACCGCCTTGGTGATGCTGGCATTGTTGTAGATACCCACAACGCCCGTACCGCCTGTGCCAGTGTCGCCAAACCAGTTGAACTGGTTGATTTCCTCGTTGACCTTGCGACGGGCACCTTGCAGCAGGTAGGACTGCAACGGCTGGTTGGCCAGACCAGCAGCAGCCAAGTCGCCCCAAGTGTAATCCGCGGTCAGGATGTGCGGGACGATGATGCTGGTCTGCAACTCAGTCCGCGCCAACGTGCCCGCGCTGCCGAGGTCGTCGTAGCTGTGCGACACGCGACCGGCTGACCAGTTCACGCCCGTGCTGGTGTACGACTTCTGACCGGGCGCCGGAGCGTCGGGGGTCGTCGGGAAGTGCATCAGCGAAGTCAGGTCGGCCAGCGGCTCAGTGCTGGTCACGGCGCTGATCTTGGTCAGTTCACGCTCCAGCGCAATCTGGGCTGCGGTGTCGATCTTGATCCGACCCTGTGCGGCAGCCAGACGACCGAAGCCGTCAAACTGGACCTCGTGAATGGCCAAGGCACGCTTCAAGGCGTCCTCGGTGACGGTCATGATCGGGCGACCAGTGGCCGCGTCAAAACGATAGGTGCTCATGTGCAAAGTCTCCTTGCGTCCACTGCCTTACGGCGTCGCCTTACGGCTGGTTGAGGATCAGCAGCGCAAGGCCGCTAGAGTAAACGCCAGCCCACTGGCAGCCGGTGACCGCGTCAGCATTGCCGCCATCGGCATCGGTGCGGAACGTACCAGGAGCGCGACCGCCGTTGACGGTGTGTTGGAGGAACACGGCGTCATCGGGAGCGACAGCCTCAGTCGTCTCGACCCACACGCCAAGCGGGCATTGCTTGGTGGTCAGCATGCGGTCGCCGGTGACGTAGGACGACACGCCAATTTCCAGAACGGTGGGATCGATGATCGCCACGCCCAAGAACTTTTGGCTACCGGCTGACGGCAACTGTGCGCTTTCGTCCGTGGCGTCATAGACCACGCCGCGACCGACAGGGACGGCAGTGGCATCGGCCAAAACGTAGCCGCGCTGCACAGCGTTCTGCGTGCCGCCAAGGGTGCCGAGTCGACCAATGGTCAACTCGCTAGTAACGGAAGTGTAACCGGCCATGATCAGCCCTCCACAATGACGCCGCGGCGCGATGCCTCAGCTTTGGTTTCGGCAAGCATGGAATCTACCCGCTTGCCCTGCGACAGACCGCCGCCAGCAACATCGCTGGTCGACAAGCCGGACATCGCTTCTAGTGCCGCGTCCAGACGGGCGGCGATGTAATCGGCGCTGTCTTTGTGCGACTCGGGAATCTTGACCTTGAGCGCGTCAAGCATGTCCCGCTTGACCTGCAACACGTCTTTGCCGTCAGCCTTGTAGGCGTCGCCGCAGACGGTCTTCGCTTGGGCTTCCAGCACGGCAAAGGCTTTGCCTTGGGCGATGCCGTCCGCCTTGGCAGCCTCAACGGCGGCGGGGTGAGCATCCGCCTGCGCTTGCAAGGCGTCAGCCTTGGCCTGCGCGGCGTCGCACTTGGCTTGCAGTTCGCTGGTCTTGGCTTCTGCCGCGTCCAGCTTGGCTTGCATCTCTGCGGTGTTGTCCGCCATTGGAACCATCCAAGCGGCACCGTCGCCGCGCAATGCGGCAGAGTCGCCGCGGAGTGAAACTGTCTCACCCTGCCTGCCGCGCTGGGTCAGGGCTAGGTGGTTGCCGATGCGCTGGCGCTGCACTGCGTCATACGGGTGTGCGATGCCGAACGCATCCAGCCATTCGCCGGCTGTCCATTCAACTGCACAGAGGTAGCCGCAGGAGACTTCCCGCACGCCCTTCTGCACGGCACCGACTGCCGCAGCATCTTGCACAACCAGGTCGGCTTCATTGCGGCCATCCTCAAACTCGACTTCTGAGCCGGTGGTGCCAACAGAGTACCGCTTGACGTTGTCGGCGTTGACCAGCTCAGGCGGGTGTTCCAGCGTCACAGGCGCCAGACTCATTGAGTCCAGCCAGTTCTCGTCTGCCAGCGTCTCAGGCGGGACGTATTCCATCCACGTCTTGCCGCTGGCATCGCTGTACTGGTAGACGCCAACGCGGGCAATCGTCGCCTCTCCGCGCCAGAAGCCTGTCAACGGGTCAACGCCGTCTTGGCGGACCTGCACAGCATCGGAGCGGTAGACTTGAGCGGTCATGTTGTCCGTTTGGCGTGCCAATTTGGCACAGGCTTTGCCAGATTGGCAACGGTTGCGGGGCTTGTCAATAGGTGCGGTTATAGGCTGGGGCTATACCGGCTTGCCGCCTTTGACCTGTGGGCCTAGAGCTGCGACTTTGGCGGCTAGTTGTTCCTTCGTCAGGCTTATGCCAGATTCCGATAAAGCCTTTGATACAACCGGACTTGCGACACACCGGCAATTTATTGGCTCGCCGGGGTGTCCTTCCGGCGGCGGGTCTGTCCAAGCAAAGACCAGTCCCTGCAAGGCAACATGCGTCGGACGTTCCCGCGCATCCATCGCACCGCGCCACTGGTAGTGCGTGATGCCCGCCTCTTGCTGGTATGCCTGATTCAAGGCGCCGTTGTACTTCGACGTTTGGTCCCGCGCTATCAGCTTGGCGCGGTTGGTGGCTATGCCGTGCTCGGCTTCCAGTTCCTTGGCAATCGTCTCCCACCGGCTGCCGCGCTCGACCATTTCCTGCACCTTGGCACCGATGCGCTGGGCTACCTCTGCGGGTTGACTGCGGATAAGTGCGGCATTCTCCTTGACCCAAGCATTGCGGGCTGTGGCAATGGCTGACTGTGGCTCGATGGCCTGCAGGCCGATGCTGTTCAGCATCCTGACGTTGACGGCTGCCGCGTTGGCTTCAATGCGGATGCCCTGCTTTGTCACGATCTCGGCAATGGGGATGGTCAAGGCGTACTCGCCCATGCGCCGGTCCATTGCGGCAATGGCCGTATCGATAGCAAACGGCAGCGTCAACTGCCGCTTCTGTGCCAGGGTGTGCTGCTTGTTCTGGTAGGCAGCCCGTTGCCCTGGTTGCATCTCGTCGGGGTCTGGCTCGTCTGCGTCCGCCTTCTGCTTGGCTTCCCAAGACTCTGCCAGCAGCTGTTGGCGCCTGACTGCCGCTATCACGGTGCTGTCCGCAATGCGGTAGCTACGGTCCGCAATGACCTCCAGTTGCGCCGTGTACGCCGCGATCAGTGTGTGGGGTACCGGCTGCGGTGCCACGTTGGGCTGCGGCTGTTTGGCCAGCACCGCCAGACGCATCGCATTGGTCTTGGCTGGCGTTGCCTTGCTGGTCAACGGCTGCAGGGGCTTGAGCGGTTTCAGTGGACGCAGGGCAACCACTAGGCGACCCCGCCGAAGTCGTTGGGCTCAGTTGCTGCGGGTGGCGGTTCGGTCGGTCCCGCAGGTGTCTGCACCTCAGTAGCCACGCCTGCAGCCTTGTTGGCTTCGATGGCTGCCGTGATGTCGGGGTCAAGCGTGATGTTGGCGCTGTAGTCACTGCCGCCAAACAGGCTGTTGCGAATCTCGGTCGGCTCCAACACGCCAGCCTGTACAAACAGCGTGTAGGTTTCCGCGTTGATCTTGCGGACCTCGGCATCCCGCTTCTCATCGGGTGGCGCGATGGACTTGGGCTTGATGCGCCAGTCTTTCAACTCCACTGCACCGCGGGCGCCAAGCATGATTTCGGTGTAGCGGGTCAGCGCCGGCACAACACGGCTGATTGCCCAAGCGTGTACAACGCTGGCCCATCGCCGTTCGTCTGTCTCAGCAGACGCAAGAGCGCCCGCTGCAGTGCCGTACAAGCGGGACTGCGGATAGTTCAGGCTGCCTGCCAGTTCGCTGCGTAGCTCTGACAGCAGACCTTGCAGCCCGTTGACGGGTTGGCCCATAAGCTCAAACGACTCGCTTTCGCCGTCAATGACACCCAGCCCGCTTGTGCCCAGCCCAAGGTTGAACGCCCGCAGACGCGACAAGACGCGGGACTCGTCACTGCTGACAAGATCTGCCATCAGCCCCTGCGCTTTCATGATGCCCTGCGTAAACCGCTGAACGATGCCGGCTGTAGACGCAGTGGCTGCGCCGTGGTCGCGAACTGCATTGAACGGACGTTCAAACAGGCTGTCGGCATAGGACAGGTTGGCAACGGCAGTCAGGCTGTCGACTGGCACGCCCAAGAATCGGATGATTCTGGTCCAGTGGACTCGCCAAGTGGTTGTGCCTGCGCCCAGTTGCGGTGTGCAGTCATAGAACAGCGGCAAGCCGTAGTTTGGGCTGCGGGTGTCAAGGTCAATCTGGCCCATGTCGGGGACAGCATAGGTCCGCTCAATGATTTGCACGCGGGTGATACGGGTATAGGTGCCGGGGATGAGCGGGGCTGACAGTGCCATGCCGGGGTCCAGCGTGGTCACCTTGTCGTCAGTCAGGACTACTCCGACGCTGCCGCCGTAGACCAGCGCCCATCGAAGCCCGTCCTCCATAATGCTCATCACCTGCGCGTCATCCCACTGCTGCATCACTGCTTGGGCTGCGTCGCCTTCGTCTTTGGTGGTCAGGTCGCAGCCAGCACGGGTAGAGTCATAAGCGAGATCATCAACAACGCGACCGCACGCCCAATCCTGCCGATACAGCCACCGCTGTTCGTTGTATCCAAGCGGCGGACGTTCGGCGTAGACGGTCGACGCGGATGCATCGCGATTGCGGACGCCAAGCCCTGACAGCAGGTTAGACCAGCCATCGGAACGAGGTAGCAGGGCTGCAAACGATAGCTTAGCCATGGGTCACCAGTCCGGCAGCTGGTAGCCGCCCTTGCTGCAGTATTGCAATAGTTGCGTTAGCGCGTCCACCTGGTCATCGTGCTGCCCGCGTTTGGCTGCTGACGTGTCGTCAAAGCCCAGCAACTCGCCCACAAAGCCCGCTAGCCAGTCCGCGGCATTGGGCAACAGAACGCGTCCAGCCTCCAGCC